ACCGCTGCAGCTACAACAACTACCGCTGCAGCTACAACAACTACCGCTGCAGCTACAACAACAACTGCCGCATCAGCTGGATCATTATGTTCATCAGCTGACGTAACGCATGGATTCTGTGCAGCAGGATGTTCAGGTAGATGCGGTGGCGGATCAGGAGCAGCATGTTCCCCAGTATCTGGAAGTTGCTAAATAAAATAATAATAATGTATAATATAAAAAAGGAAACAAAATGATAACTGATAATGATTTATTATATTTTAAAGAAACTTCTCCACAAGATGGAATTGCAATATCATGGGTTATTGATGGAGATGTTTTATATGATCATGTTATAAGTAAAGAAAATTTTGATATATTTTCTTCTTATGATGAAATTATTGATATATCAGATCAGTATCCTTTCAATAATAATATAACTGTAAAATTTATAAAAAATGGAAATGAATTAGCAGTTTTTCAAACATCTGAATATTTTGGAAGTATTTTATTAAGTAATCCATTAATGATTAATTTATTAAATCATAAAAATGGAAGGTATGTTTTTTCTCCATTTGCAAAATTTATAAATTATGAATTTGAAATTATAGGAAGAGATGTGTCCGAATTGCCTGGGTGGTATCCAGGAGCGGAGCCTTTAAATAATAAAATAGCTAAATGTTATTCATATTGTCAATGTGGATGGAAGGATAATTGATGAAAGAAAAAAGCAGATGGGAATTATATAAAGAAAAAAACGGAGTTACCCCGTTAGATTTATTAAATCCAATGTCGAAAAAAACAGAAAATGATGTTGCTGAAAAAAGACTTGAAATTTGTAAACAGTGTCCAGAATTACTTTCTGTAACAACTCAATGTAAAAAATGTGGATGTTTTATGAATGCAAAGGTAAAATTAGAGGCAGCAAGATGTCCGTTGGAGAAATGGTAAGTATATGGAATATAAAATATCAATGGCTCAGATTGATCCAAATGGACTATGCAACTCTGGCTGTTGGTTTTGTCCTGTAGCATATTCTCCTAATCCAGAATTTGCTAAAAAAGATATGCCAATTGAAACTTTAAATAATATTTTATCACAATTGTCAGAGGGTAAGGGCAAGTTTGTTTCTGAGTCTTTTGATTTTGTTTATACAGCACACTATAACGAAGTTTTACTTTATAAATATTTTGAAGAAATGCTGGGATTATTCAGATGTTATGGCTTAAGAACTATTATTCTGACAAATGGAACTCCATTAACTCGCAATAAAATAGATATAATAAAAAAATATCCAGATGTAGTTTATGGAATTTGTTTAAATATTCCAGAATCAGATCCTGCATTATGGTCAAAAGCAACAGGAAAACCAGAATCAATGTTTCCTAAATTAATAAATAACATTAAATATGCAATTGAGCAGCTTCCAGATATGTTTAAAGAAAAAAGAATGTCAATTCAAGTAAATGGAATGAATCAATTTTCATTAAGTCAATACGGAGGTTGGCTAGATATGCTACCCAATGCTCCAGAAATAAATTTAGATCCAGAAAAAGGTACGCTGGCTTCTTCTGTTAAAGGGTTTAAAGAATTGTTTCCAGATTTACAAATTTACGAGATGCCACATTTAATAGATAGAGCTGGCCATTTAGATAAACAAAAAGTAATTACAAATATTAACGGTATTAAAAATCATGCTAAAAAAGATAAATTAAAAGTTATTGGATGTGGAAACGGAATAGAAGTAGGCGGAAGGCCAAACGGATGGATTCACATTAATGCCAACGGTGATATGTTTATTTGTTGTAACGACTATGATTTTGAAACAATATTTGGGAATATTAATGAAAAAACAATTGATGAAATCTGGATGAGCAAAGAACATAAAGATATGATAGAAAAATCATATAATTCTTTATGCATGACTTGTGCAGCTGCAATTTGGGGGTAGTATGAAAATTGCCATAACTGCATATGTTGATAATTTTGAAAAAGAAAAATATGCAGATGAATGTAATTTAATGACATATAGTGGTCAATCCCTAGATGATAGATTTACTTTTGTCATATATGCACATCCAGAAAGTTTACCTCTTATTGATTTATATGAGAATGTTATTGTTATCCCATATGTTATTGAAGACGAATACTATTCATCATATAAGTTTGCAAAATCTTTAAATTTTGTTCACGCTAATTCTGAGTTTTTATTAAAGTATAATTTTATAATTAAAACAGATACAGATGTAATATTTACTCCACAAATGAATAATTTTAATTTTAGTGAAAAAATAATCTCTATCGGAGAGGGACACTATACAGTTAGTGATAAGTCTGTTGAAAAATTAAAAGAAGTTGCTAAAAATTTTGGATATCCTACATATAAAAGAATATCAGATATGCATTCAACAATAATTTGTAATTCTAAAGATATGATTGATTTAATGCGTTTATCAGACTTATTGTGTAAAGAAATTTATTATGGTATTCCAGAGCCAGGAGAATGGGGATCTGATACTTTGTGGAGGGGTGATTACGGAACTAATAGTGGAATCTGCTCTATGTATGCATTAGAAATAATTTTATCAAGTAATGGATATTCAGATAGAGTACAAGTGACTAATAAAATAGATGCGGGCTCAGAGTGGAAAGAAAGCTACAAAGATTTTTACCATTATCATTGCTACCATCACGACAACATATATTCTAAACATCAGTCAAAATTTGGATCTTATAAAAATTTAAAAAAACAGTCTGGAAATTCTTCTGCTGCATATTGTATAAATCAGTATATAGAAAGAAGAGATTTGGGTATAAATAACCCAGATAAATTTAATAAACCTAATTTTACTATATTTCAATTACCTGATAGCTATGAAGGGCCAAGGGTGTGGTATGTTTTTGATAAAGAGGTAGATTAGAATGAAAAGTATATTTATTCAAATATCATCTTTAAACGATGATGAATTTTATAAAACTATAAAAGATTGTATTGAAAAATCTTCGGGGACTACAGAATTATTTTTTGGTTTACATGAATGCTATATAGATAATAAAACAGAATTTGATTTTGATAATGTAAAAATTGCATATTCCAAATGTCCTGAAAATTTAGGAATTGGAAAAGGCAGGTATATAGCAAATAAATTTTATAATGGAGAAAATTATTATTTACAAATAGATGCACATTCAAGATTTGCTAAAGACTGGGATATATCTTTAATCAACGATTTAGAAAATTATATTTCTAATGGCATAGATGCAATTTTAACAACATATCCCATGCGATATTGGTATGAAAATGGTGAAGAGATCCTGGAGTCTGGGAATAATATTAATAATATTATAGTTATAAAAGATCAGAATATCCTTACAGAAACAAGAAATTTAAAACAAGAAGCTGGTGGAACTATAGAAATTAAATGTGCTGAATCAACTTCAGGAGGATTTGTTTTTGGACCAGGAAGAATCGCTAGTGTAGAGCATCATCCTGGTATATTTTTTGGAGAAGAATTGTTCAGAGCAGCAGCATTTTATACAAATGGATATTGTTTAATGATTCCAGAAAAAAATGTTATCTATCATTTATACGGTGCAGATTCTAATAGGAAAGCTCCATGGGAAGTTGCTGAAAAAGAATTTGAAGAGGGCTTGAAATTTTCCAAGCATGTTATAAAAAGTATTTTTTCCGATAATAGAATTAATAATATTTCTTTGGGTGATAAACGCCCATTAAAAGAATATGGCAACTACCTAGGTGTTGATTTTGAAAAAGGAATTTTGCTATGAAATTTAAAAAATCTGTTTTAGTAACAGGTTCAAAAGGGTATGTCGGAAAAGAAACTGTGAGTAAATTAAAAAAAGAATATAATATTATATCTGTAGACATAAAAGATAATCAAGATTGTAAAAATTTCAAAGATTTAAAAAAACAAATAATCAAAGCTAATTATGTTATACATTTATCAGCACATAAAAATATAAAAGAATCAATAAATAATCCTATAAAATATTATTATAATAATATTTTATCTACATTAAATATCGTTATATTATGTAAGATGTATAAGAAGCCCTTGGTATTTTCTTCAAGTGCATCAGTATATTGTAAAAATAATCCTTATGCAAAATCTAAAAATGTAGAAGAAATTTTAATTAAATTTATTTTGAAAAAATATGTTATATTAAGATATTTTAATATTGGTGGGGCAACAGAAAATACTAATGATCAAGGGTCTGGTAATTTATTTTCTATTATAAATAATAATACAAAAATAAATATATGGAATAAGGGTAGTACAAGAGACTACATTCATATTTCAGATGTGGCAAATGCAAATTTGCTATCTATTAAATATTTAGAAGAAAACAATAAACCTCTAATAACAGATATCTTTACTGGCAAAAAAACATCTGTAAATGAAATATTAAATTTATATATGGAACATAACATTAATTTTGATATTGATTATTACAATTTAAAAGATTCAGAAATAACACCAAAAAATGACAATCGGAATATATTGGGGTGGGAGCCAAAATACAGTCTCAAAGACATAGTAGAGTCAGAATTACAGCATATATGCAATTAATATTGTAAGGTGGTATAATATATTAAGTAAAGGGGTAAAAAATGGCTTACACATATGAATTTGTAACAAAAGAAGATAAATTAAGAATGATTGCTGATCATACTAGAAATCTTGAATTTCAGATGTATGGAAATGAAATAACATTGTTAGAGCTAACTGCTTCTAACGCTGATGCAGCTTCTATAGCTAAGATGTCTGATTTGTCAAATAAGATCAAAGATCAAATTGCATCTTTGAATGCACAAAAAGCTTTAGTCGAAGCAGAATAATACATGAGTAATCAAAAGACTTTAGAATTAATTATTCAAGAGTTACAAAGCAGGATAGGTCAAATTACTTCATCTTATGAATTGCAAATGGCTGTTTTAAAAGCTAATGCAAGTAAAGAAATTGAAGATTTAAATAATAAAATTATTGAACTTGGCGGGAGCATAGCAAAGGATACAGATGGCAAGTAATATAGTAGTAGATGCAACAACAGTATCATCATTACAATCAGATCTTGCTTCTTTAAAACAATATCTGACAACAGGGCAATATTATTATTCTGGAAGATCTCAAGCTACAGCTACGCTTCTTCCATTAATTCCTTCTGATGTTACTAATTCAATTTCTGTTTTTCAAGGTACACAGCAAGTAACAATTAGTGCAAGTCCTTCAATGACAGTTAGTTTCATTCCGCCAAACCCATTTAAGAATAAACCAATAGTAAGTGCTGTTGTTGAATGTTCAAATCCACCAGGAGCCCTAGTTCCTGTCTTAATTAATATTGATGATGTTTCATATCAAATGGATTTCCAAATTTTTACAGTGGGAACTCTCAGTCAAAACGTAACTGCTTATTTACATGTTACAGCAATATCTTACGAATAATTGACTTATAAAATACAATAGTGCATAATAGTAAAGACTTGAAAGGTTTTAAATGACTAATGACCTCAAATGGATGATGGTTTCAGATGTTCATTTCCCCCGTCATGATCCTAGAAAAGTAGAACTTTTTCTTAAGGTAATGAAGTGGTGGAAACCAAATGCAGTAGATCTGCTTGGTGATATTGATGATGCTGATTCTACATCTCGATGGGCTGATGGACTTCCTGATGAAAATGTTTCTATTATGGATGGCGGTGTTACTGGAACAAGACAGTTCCTGGTAGACATCAACGCTATAGTTCCAAATGCAGATAAACACTTCCATGATGGTAATCATGGTTGGACAAGGCACGGAGAATACCTTGCAAAAAAAGCTCCGACATTTCTAGATTTCGTTACACCAGATACACTCTATGAATATAATAAGCATGGCTTTAACTGGCATCATTATAATGAGCCTCCTGTTAAACGCTTTGGTGATATGTATGGTCATCATGGCGAGTCCATTTCCAAACACTCTGGAGAATCAGTGCGTAACGATGTAAACAACTGGGGAATTTCCTTAGTTCGTGGACATTCTCATCGTATGGGAGCCTATTATCAAACATACAATCTATCGGGGCAAGAACTTCGTGGATATGAAATAGGTCATCTATGCGATGAAACACAAATGGATTATTCAATCCAAAAGAATTGGCAGGCGGGATTTGCAATAGCACATGTTGTTAATGATTATCCACATATGCAGCTAATTCAAATTACTAGAGATTACACATGTGTAGTTGACGGTAAAATATTTAGTGTCTAAAGGAGACAAACTAATAATGAAGATTAATCAAGCAATGATTGAATCTTATGCTCGTAACTTGCTAGGTCAAGTTATTGCAGCAACTGCAATCGTATCAAATACAAGCAACCTATCTCTTTTCAATTTCGGAAAGCATGAGTGGTCACTTGTTGCAAATGTACTATGGGGAGCACTTGTTCCAGTTATCTTGAGATATGTAAACAAGAAGGATCCAGCTTTTGGATTCGTTGCCCAAGCAGCAACAGATGAAGTTACTGGCAAGCTAAAAAATGTAGCAGATAAAACTACAAAAAAGGCAGCTAAGTAATTTAAATGTTCTGTAAAAAATGCAATGGAAGAGTCTTTGTAGACAGAATCCTGTCTCAAAAACTTAGATTTGATCTTTCATGCATTATGTGTGGAAAGAGATGGATAATAAAGAAGGATGCGAATAAGTTTACGGTATGGCTACAGGAAATAGAAAAAAATCTCAACAAAGAATTTTGTATTTTTATCTAAATGATGCTTTGCACAAAGCACTTCATGTAAGTCGTCCTGACGACATGATAATCGCATGGAACTTTATAGAGGGTAAGCGTGTTGCTTATAATTATTCTGATGTTCAGAAAAATAAAAAACACGCCTACTCCATCTCTGAAGCAGCAAAACTTCTTAATAGACATTCTGATACAATTAAAAGACACCTAAGATTAGGTGATATTAAAAGACCACAGCAAGCACATTCCTTAGAAGATAAGAATAAACTTGGTAGATATTATTTTACAGATGAAGATATTAAAGAAATGCGGGAATTTTTTAAAACAGTACACATTGGTCGCCCAAGAAATGATGGACAAGTTACTGCTTCAAATATTCCTTCAAAAGCAGAGTTAGAAGCTATGCTGAGAAATGAAACAGTTTTATATGCTAAAAATAATGACGGGGAATTTGTTCCTGTATGGAGAGCACCAGAATGGTAAATAATAAAATGAATAAAGAAGCAAAGCAGGCATTAATGTCTGCTTTAAATGTTTTAGAGCATGCAATGGAGCTGGCTTTACAAAAAGAAGACTTAGATGCTATGATAGCCATATCAGATAGGTTAATGATGTTGTATCAACATCTATCAGATAAAAATGTTAAAAAGTTTAAAACAGGCTTTGGTATAATGGATCCAATAGTAAAAAATTCTGAAGATGGGGATGAAGATGAGTCAGACTAGTGTAAAGGTAGATTTACAATTTACTCGTAACTTAGGTAACTATGAAAGTATTAAAATAGGTATTGGAGTTGAAGATTTTGTTCGTAGCGGTGAAAATACTGGTACAGCGACAGATCGTGTTTATAAGTTTGTTGAAGAAAAATTAGTTGAAAAAGTAGCTGAAATAGAAAAAGAGCTAAAAGGAAACAAATAATGTCAAAAGAAGAAGCAAAGCAGGCGTACGCACTAGTATCCCTGTATATTGCTCTGTACAAAAATAAGTACAAAAAGCCACCACTTGTAAATCGTTATAGAGAAAAGTGGGCTATGCAAGATGTTATTGATACCGTAGGATTTGAAAGAGCAAAAGAATTGCTTGACTATTATTTTAAGTGTAGCAAAATTGGGCATCCGCTAAATTGGTTTTTATATAACTTTGACAAACTAGATGAGATTATGCTAAAATCTAATCTTGATATTGAATATAGAAAAAAATTAAGAGAACAGACAAAGAACCTAGTAGATCAGGAATTTAATGAATAGTGAAGCAGCAGTAATTTCTGCAGTTTGTAAAAATAAAGATATTGCTACAGTTCTTACAGATAATGTAGATGAAGTTTTTATTTCTCATAGAGATGTATGGGAATCTTTAAAAGCTTATTATTTAAAATTCCGTGCTGTTCCAGACATATCTGTTTTACAGGAGAAGTTTAAAGATTTTGAACCTGAGCCAGTTAAAGGCGAAACAGGATACTACTTAGATAATTTAAAGAATGAATTCTTAACTTCAAGAATTAAAGATATTCTTTTACGCAATGGAACAAGTTTAAAGAATAACTCAGCTAAAAGAGTATTGCTTGATATGCAATCTGAGCTGTACGGCCTTTCTAGAATGACTGGCGAAATTAGAGATATTGATTTAACTGACTTTAAATTGGCAGAAGATCATTTTGAAAAGGTTCGTGAGCGTTCCCTTGCTATGGGTGGAAGTCCAGGAATTAAAACTGGATTCAAGGCACTAGACCTTGCTTACCCTACAGGAATGGCTCCAGGACACCTTATTGTGATGATTGGATGGGCAGGTAGGGGTAAGACATGGTTCTCCTCTTATCTAGCCTGTAAAGCTTGGGAACAAGGCTTTAAACCTATGATTATATCCCTTGAAATGTCTCCAGAAAATATGCGAGATCGTATTTATACAATGATGGGGTCGGGATTATTCAAAGCAAACGATTTTTCTAGGGGTATGGTAAATACAGACGATTTCCATAGTTGGGCTACAGATAAATTTACAGATAAGCAACAATTTATTCTTATATCAAATGAAGGTCAAGGGCAAGTAACACCCAATACTGTTCAAGCTAAAATTGACCAATATAAACCAGACTTAGTTATCCTAGATTATCATCAGCTGTTTAATGATTCATCTGGAGCAAAATCTGAAGTTGAAAGAAATAGAAATATTTCTCGTGATTTTAAATTACTTGCAATGCGTAATAATATTCCTGTAATTGATATTACTGCTGCAACTATGGATGATGTATCAGATCAAGATGCCCCGCCAATGTTATCACAAGTTGCATGGTCTAAAGCGATTGAATATGATGCTGATATGGCTATTGCAGTTCACAAGAATCCACAATCAAACATTATGGAAATTGTATCCAGAAAGAATCGTCATGGAACAGATTTTGCATTCTATCTTGATTGGGATTTAAATCGTGGTATTGTAAATGAAATTTACGAAATGGATATTCAACAATAAAATCTATGTAATATTCCTACTCTTTAGTATAATTATCTTATTATGCTTAAGAAAAATATTAGAAGTTTTATTATGTCAGGCGTAATAAAAGACGATGCAGCTTTTATTCGTGTGCGTGAGATGTATGAAAAACTTACCTTAGATGATATGAGATCAAAAGGGTACGTTCCAGTACTTGATCTTGAATCCCAATTTTCAATTAAGTATAATGAAGTTAAAGATAATTATAGTTTCTATCTAGAAATGTTTGGTGTATATGTTGGAAAGAAAAAAGCACTTGAAATTGAAGGATTCTCTGGACAACAGTTTTACAAACGCTAGACAAGTAAATATCCTTATGGTATCATTTTAATATGATTACCGAAACATACAATAAAAAACAATTAAAAGAAATTTTAAGTATTATTGGTATTCGCATTGCTTCAGAAACATCTACTGATTTTTTGTGTATGTGTCCGTTCCATGATAACCATCACACTCCTTCATTTGCAGTTTCATATGAAAAGGGTGTCTATGTTTGCTATAATCCGTCATGTGATTCAAGAGGAAGCCTTGTTGATTTAATTCAAAGAGCGGGAGATATGAATCATTTCCAGGCACTTAGATTAATAGCAACAATGAAAAAAGAATCAGAAAATACATTTGATGATGACCTAGCTGAATTGTTAGAAGAAAAACCTGAGTTTGAAGAATTCTCTCAAGAGCTACTTGATAGTTTATACAGCAATTTGGTTGGTTCTCAAAGAGCACAACAATATTTTGAAAGTCGTGGCATATCTCAAGAATCAATGGCGTACTTTCAATTAGGATATTCTGATAATCAAGATATGGTTGTCGTCCCCGTCCACAGTCCGACTGGAATTCCAGTAGGAGTTGTTGGAAGATCAATTGAAGGTAAACGTTTTAAGAATAGTACAAATTTGCCAAGAAGCCAGACTATGTTTAATTTGCATAGGGCAAAGAGAGCAAGTTCTACAATTATAGTATGTGAGTCTAGTTTCGATGCAATTAGAATACATCAAGCGGGATATCCAAATGTTATAGCAACACTTGGCGGTAGTCTTTCTAAAGAGAATGTTAAGAATTTAAATAGATACTCTTCATCAATTATTATTGCAACTGATGCAGATGAAGCGGGAAGAAAGCTTGGCAAAGAAATAGCAGCCAAACTAAAGTATAAAAATATTATGTGGGCATCTTATTCTGATGGGGTAGTGTATCCACATGAAGCTAAAGATGTGGGGGATCTCACAGAAGTAGAAATAAAACAGTGTATTAAAAATGCTGTAACCAATTTTGAATATAATAATTGGTGATATAATAGGATAGACAGGGCATAATATAGCCCATTACACAAGGAGATATACATGGGAATAGTAAAAGGTCTAACTGCCATTAATAAGGCAATGGACAAACCAACAGTTACATCAGATGGACAAAAGGGCAGATGGCTTGCTCTAAAGGATGGACAATCATTAAAGATTCGCTTTATGCAAGAGATTGATCCAGATTCTGCAAATTATAATCAAAAAGCTGGCCTAGGGTTTATTGCAATTGAGCATACAAATCCAAAAGATTATCGTCGCAAAGCACTTTGCACAATTGAAGACCAAGGTCAATGCTATGGATGCGAACAATATCGTAAGGATCCAAAGTCTGGTTGGAAGGGCCGTCCACGTTTTTATGTAAACGTTTTAGTTGATGATGGCACAGAAGAACCATATGTTGCAATTTTCTCACAGGGAACTGGACCAAAGTCAGCAACACCTGAAATTAGTCAGTATGCAACAGAAACAGGAAGCATTACAAATCTTACTTGGAAGCTAAAGCGTAATGGTGAAAAAACTGATACAAATTACAGCATCATTCCTCTTCCTACTGCAGATGTAAAACCAATTGATTTTGATAAGTATGAATTGTTTGATCTTGAAAAGACAGCAGTTCGTGATGTATCATATGCAGAGCAAGAAGCTTTCTATGCGGGAATTACTTCAGATTCTTCGCCTGAATCAACAACATCCTCATCAGTTGAGTGGTAATTAAATAAACGGAGTATTGGTGAATTTCACACATTTACATGTGCACTCGCACTATTCATTAATGGATGGCTTGTGTTCCCCTGAAGAACTATTGTTGGCTGCAAAAAATGCGGGACAAACAGCAATGGCTATTACAGACCATGGAACATTAGCATCTCATAGAGATATGCAAGTTGCAGCTAAAAAGCTGGGAATGAAACCAATACTCGGTTTAGAAGCATATATATCTGCTACAGATAGATTTGATAAGCGTGATATTAAAAATCGTGATGATAATACTCAAGTATTCAATCATATTATCATCCTAGCTAAAAATCAACAGGGATTAGATAATCTTCACAAACTATCTGAAATTGCTTGGACAGAAGGATATTATCGTAAGCCCCGTATTGATCTTGAAGTTCTTGATGAATATGGAGACGGACTTATAGTATTGTCTGGCTGCATGAATGGTCTTATTGCTAAAGCACTACAACATGATGACATGGATAAAGCAATGATGTATGCCAATTGGTTTGTAAATAGATTTGGTGATGATTTTTATCTTGAAGTGCAATCTCATAATGATAAGATTGTAAATGATGGTACTAGAATAATTTCAGATAAACTTGGTATTAAAATGGTTGCTACTGGAGATTGCCACTATGCAACTAAAGATCAAAAGGCTCTTGAAGAAGCTTTATTAATTCTCTCAACAAAACCAAATCAAGCTGATGGAACAGACTACGAATCTGGTAAAAAGTTTAAGAATATTTTTGATAGATTCAATCATTTGTATCCAGGCCGTCCAATATCTTTTGAAAGCATTAATGTTTACATTCAATCTTATGATGAGATAAAAAAAGATTTTGGTTCAGATTGGCCAGAAGATATTTATGAAAATGCAGTAGAAATTGCAGACAAAGTTGGGGAATATGAATTTCACGAAAATCTACAATTGCTACCTAAGCCTAAAAGAGATGCACATGAACAACTTGTTGAGATGTGCGACAAAGCATTAAATGATAAAGGTTTAAATAATGAAATATATTCACAAAGACTTGAAGAAGAACTCCAAGTTATTAAGAGTAAAGATTTTAGTAGTTATTTTCTTGTTGTTGGCGACATGGTTGGTTGGGCAAAAGAAAATGAAATCTTGGTTGGACCAGGACGTGGTTCCGCTGCGGGATCTCTAGTATGTTACCTTCTTGGTATTACAGAAGTAGATCCAATTAAATACGATTTACTATTTTTTAGATTTATTAATCCAGAGCGTAATGACTTTCCTGATATTGATACAGACTTTATGGATCGTCGTCGTGGAGAAGTCAAAGAATTCCTTCGCAAGAAGTTTAAGAATGTTGCATCAATTTCTACTTATCAATATTTTAAAGATAAGGGAGTTGTCAGAGATGCTGCTCGTGTATTTGATGTTCCGCTTGGAGAAGTAAATAAAGCGTTGAAGGGAATTGAAACATTTGAAGAATTTGAATCCAATAGAAATGTTGATTGGTTTAAGCAAAAATATCCTGAAGTTATTGATTTCGCTTCCAATCTTCGTGGTCGCATTCGTAGCGTGGGTATTCATGCTGCAGGTGTTGTTGTTGCTAAAGATTCAATATCAAATTATGCCCCGATTGAAACTAGAAGTGATTCTAGTGATGACGTTAGTGGAAGAGTTCCTGTTGTTGCTTATGATATGGAGCAGGCTGCTGAGATAGGTCTTATTAAATTTGACGTTCTTGGACTTAAAACACTATCAGTTATTCAAGATACAGTTAAAAGTATTAAAGAAAGATATAATAAAGATATTGATTTGCATTCTTTGTCACTTGATGATAAATTAGTATTTGAAGATCTTTCTAATGGTTACACAAAAGGTGTTTTTCAAGCAGAAGCAACTCCATACACCAATCTTTTAATTAAAATGGGTGTTGATACTTTTGAAGATATGGTTGCTTCAAATGCCCTAGTTCGTCCAGGTGCTATGAATACAGTAGGAGCTGAGTATCTTGCTCGTAAACGTGGCGATAAAATGGTTAAGTATGTTCATCCAATAATGCAACCATTTACCGAAAGAACCTATGGTGTAATTATTTATCAAGAACAAGTTATGCAAGCTTGCGTACACTTGGGTGGGATGTCTTGGTCTGAAGCTGATAAAGTTAGAAAGATTATTGGTAAAAAGAAAGATGCAAAAGAGTTTGATATCTTTAAGGATCAATTTATTGAAGGTGCGAAAAGATATATATCAAAAGAAGATGCAGAACATCTGTGGCATGACTTTGAAGCACACGCTGGGTATTCATTCAATAGATCTCACGCTGTTGCCTATTCAATGTTATCTTACTGGACAGCATGGTTAAAACATTACTATCCACTTGAATTTGTATTTGCTTTGCTTAAAAATGAAGGAAATAAAGATACAAGAACAGAATATCTTCTTGAAGCTAAACGATTAAACATCAAGGTTCTTTTACCACATGTTAATGAATCAGAACTAGATTTTAGTATTCAGGGTAGCTCTATTAGATTTGGATTGTCTAATGTGAAATATATTTCTGAAACTATCGGAAAGAAGATTATAGATGCAAGACCATTCCAATCATATGCACACCTTTTGGAAGTGGCTGGAACAAAGAAATCGGGAATTAATTCGAGAGCAGTCTCAGCACTTAACATTATCGGAGGGGCCACTTTTAAAGATAATCCACGCACTGGCAACGAATCTGAAAAATATTACGAATATCTAAATATTCCAAAGTTTGATACTCGTGGAATAACTCCATATATTAAATCTCAGATTAACCCGTTAGAAGATTTTCTTGAAGAAGGCGTTTTCGTATTATGTGCTATGGTAAAATCTATTAAGAAGGGTAAAGGCTGGTCTCGTGTTGAGCTAGTTGATGATACTGGTTCTATTGGTATTTTCCATAGTGAAAATACTCAAATTGAGACGGGAAACATGTATTTCTTCCTAGTAGGCGACAATAGAATTCATAGATATGTTACAATTAGTGATGTAGTTGAAAAGAAAGATGATCCTTTTATCAACTACCTACATACAAGAGATTTGGGTATACCAGAAGATAAAACTTATGTTGTGGATTTTACCCATTATAAAACAAAACAAAACAAAATGATGGCACACATTATTTATTGCAACGAAGAAAAAGAAATGTATCGTGTAATTGCTTTTCCAAAATCATACACGCTTGCACTTGGTAAAATGAAACCAGGTTCTTTTTGCAAACCAACTGTCGGACAAATGGAAGACGGAACTAAATTCATAAAGGAGATAATATAATGTCTGAAGAGACAACTACAGAAACAACTCAAGCACCAGAAAATCAAAATGTCAATATTTCAATTGAACAAATCCTTGCTGCCGTGCTTCAAACCTCTGGATCAATTACTGTAAAGCTAGAAGATCTAGTTGCAAACTATAGCACAAAGCAGATTGCTGTTAACCAAAATGAAGATCAATCTGTAACATTTCAACTTGCAGATGCTCCAGCACAGGAAGAAGCAGCAAGTGAATCTGAATCAGTTAGCGAATAACTTTCACGAAGTCGCAGTCTCTAAAGGATTCTGGGACGGAGAATATAATTATGATAAAGTGGGTAATAAACTTGCTCTTGTACATTCGGAAGTTACTGAGGTTTTGGAAGCTATCCGTAAAAATCAAGGGTCTGAAAAAGTTGTAGAAGAGATGGCGGATGTAATTATTCGCCTGCTAGATCTTTATGCAGCAATGCAGGAGCATGGAGATGTTACACATGATATTGATTTAATTATTGAAAATAAGAATAATATTAACAAACAACGTGCTAAACTTCACGGAAATAAGTTTTAAGCATTAAGGAATAAAATGTCAGCAATAGCAGAGGCTATATTAGCAAAACTTGATACAAAAACAAGACAAAGGGTTCAACTTGCTACAAATGTTGAATCTAAGAAACAAAAAACTCCAAGCATTGGATTAAATAATGCATTAAAAGGCGGTCTTGGTTTTGGTCGTCAAGTTCTTATTTGGGGAAATAAATCAGCAGGTAAATCTTCTTTTTGCCTACAAATGATTGCAATTGCTCAAAAAGAAGGTAAAACTTGTGCTTGGATTGATGCAGAAGCATCTTATGATCCAAAGTGGGCAGAGCAGTTGGGAGTAGATTCATCTTCTCTTATTTATTCTCCTGCTAAGACTATAAATGATATGGTTGATATTGCTACACAGTTAATGGAAGCAGAAGTTGATATAATAGTAGTAGATTCAATTTCTGCCCTACTTCCTGCAATTTATTTTGAAAAGGATAGTAGCGAATTAAAAAAGCTTGAAGATACAAAGCAAATTGGTGCAGAAGCTAAGGATATGACTCACGCAGTCAAGATGTTAAACTATGCCAACAAAAACACGCTATTGGTTCTCATTTCACAACAACGTAATCAGTTTGGTAGCATGCATGCCTCCCACATTCCAACAGGAGGAATGGCGGTCAAGTTCTTCTCGTCTACAGTTATTAAACTATGGTCTTCAGAAGCTGAAGCTAATGCCATTAAATCTGGCATTCAAATTGGTGATAAGATTATTGAACAAAAAGTTGGGCGACCAGTCAACTGGATTATTGATTACAATAAACTCGGACCGCCAAATCTCTCAGGGCAATATGACTTTTACTACCAAGGTGATTCACTGGGAGTAGACTCTGTAGGTGAAGTACTTGATGTATCAGAAATGATGGGTAAGGTACAAAAAGGCGGGGCTTGGTATACAATTGGCGAAGAAAGATTTCAAGGAAGAGTTAAGGCATTAGAATACCTTAGAGAAAATCCAAAAGTAGTAGAAGAATTAAAAGAAAAGATATATGGGTAAACTAAACGATTTTATATCACCAAAAGATCAATCAAATTGTGAAAAACTTTATGGCAATTATGGTTGTAGATATTGCAAACTAGATGTTGATTTTGCTTGGTGGGATTCTTCAAAAGGATTAATGTTTTGGATATGCCCAGATAATCATAGAACGGAGCAGTCATTTGTCTGAAAGAGGAGAAGCAAAAAGAGATGGAGCAAAACAACAGAAAAATTCTGGTAGAGGTAAAATCCAGAAGGGCGATGCCACATGGAATGGCTTCGTGGTTGACTATAAAGAGTATTCAAAGTCAATATCAATCTCCCAAGAAATTTGGGCAAAGATTTGCACGGATACTTTTAAAGTTAGTAGGTCCTATCACCCTCTCCTTAAACTCATACTCGGAGCAGGAGACAGAAAAACACGCCTAGCAGTAGTTGAATGGGCATTATTTGAAGAAATGGTGGAAGCATGGCAGAACAATCAACAACCTTAGAAATTATTAGTCAGATCACAGAATTTAATGATATGTCTGAATATATGAATGATAAAGATTTAGACACAGCATTAGAAACAATTATTAAATTGATCACAAAGCCAGATGTTCCATCTACAAAAGCACCTACTCTTATTGTTCAATTGCAAGCAATCAGTGCAAAGTTTGCCATGCAAGCAAGATATTACACTACTTTTGAAAAAGGTGGGGAAGCTTCAAAGAAAAAGAACACATATTACACAGCAGCAGATACAGTAGATAAACTTGTTGATGCATTAAAGTACGCAGCTAGGTTTGGTGCTTAATTGGGAATAGGTAGATTAGTAAATAAAAGAGTTGATAGCGTTAAGGAAGGTCTTAATGTTTATAAACTTGCAGAAGAGTTTAATGAAACTTATGAATCTAAAGCTGGGTTTACTCAAAAGAAAACATTTGCCCCGTCAACTATAGGATATGGACACGGTAATTGTGCCAGGTATTGGTATCTTGCATTTAATGGTGCAGAGTTTGAAGATACTGCAACTCCTCAAGGTAAAGCTAATATGGAAAATGGTACATATGTTCATACTAGATTGCAAGAAAGATTAAGCAAATTAAATAAAACTTATAAAGTAGTTCAACATGAAATTGAAGTAACGCATGATGACCCCCCAATTCGTGGATTCTTAGATACATTAATAACAGATGGAGAAAGCGAGTACCCGCTAGAAATTAAGTCTGCCAAAGATGAAGTTTGGACATCTAAATCTGTAACTTTACAGCCTACAGATAATCATAGATTTCAACTTTTGACATATATGAAAATTAAAGGATACAAGCAAGGAGCATTTTTATATGAAAATAAAAATGATAATTCTCCTTTGTGGATTTTAATTAACATGGATGACAAAAATGAAAGAATGATTAATGATGTATTTGAATGGTTGCGTGGAGTTTACCAATTATATAAAAATCAAACATTGCCAAATAGACCATCTGAAAGCAAGACTAGAATGCCATGCTCATATTGCCCAGTAAAGAAAGTATGCTGGAAAGAAATGAAAAATGATTTGGGTGATGTTGAATATCCATTGATGGTGATCGAAAAATGATAAAGTGTGCATACAAACCTTGTAAAAATAAATTTGAGCCAAAAACACATAATCAAAAATATTGTTCTGATGAATGTTGTAAAATTGCAACTAATTTAAATATCAAAAAGAAATATCAGGATAGAAAAGATAGACTAGCTGGTAAAAAAAGAATTTGTAAAAATAAAGATTGTTATCAGGAGCTGGGGAGATATCAAGAAGGTCAAATATGCAACCTCTGCTTGGCTAAAGAAAGAGAAAGAGATAGACAAGATCTGTTAGGAATGCTAAATGGGAACTTTAAATAGTCTGATTAAGCCCAGGGCAAAGAAGGTTTTAGGAATAGATGCTAGTACTCATAGCATAGCTTTTTGTTTGATGAATGAAGATAAACCAGTTAAATGGGGAGAAATATCTTTTGAAGGGGATAATGTTTATGAAAGAATTCTTGATGCAAAGCAGAAAGTTCATTCTGTTAGACAGCAATTAGATTATGATTTTGTTGTTTTGGAAGCAGCAGTATCAGTTAAATCAGTAGCAACTGGTTTGAAAATGGCTTATGTATTTGGTACAATTATCGGGGAGTTGATAAATAGTGATACGAAAATTATTGAAGTCCACCCGCTTAAATGGCAGGGCTTCATCAACAATCCTAATTTTACAAAGTCTGAAAAGGATGCCGTCAAAAAAGAGTTCCCAGGAAAAACGGAATCGTGGTACAAAAACAAAGTCAGAGAACTCAGAAAACAAAGAACAATAGATTTTGTAAAATCTGTAGGAGTTAATACAGATAATAACAATGTTGCAGATGCAACTGGCATAGCGTGGTGGGCAGTAAATGAAGCTTTATGAAAATAAAGATTGGCTATATAGTCGTTATATAGTACAACGCAAAGATGTGGTTACTATTGCAAAAGAAGCGGGATGTAGCCATATGACAATAGTAAGATACCTAGAGAAATATGGATTAAAAAAGAAGTGATACCAGTATTAATAATTCCAGTATTAAATAGATATGATTTATTGGAACAAACTCTCAGATCAATAGATTTTCCAATTGAAAACATTTTAATTATCAATAATGGAACAAATAAAAGTTTTGCAACAGGTGTAAGAAATGTACAAATTTTAGATATGCCATCAAATCAAGGCATAGCTGGATCATGGAATTTGGGAATTAAATGTTATCCGCATGCACCATATTGGGTATTTGGTTCAGCAGATACACATTTTATGCCAGGGTCTTTAGAAAAAATGTGTGAATCAAGTGGTCCAGATTACTTAATTAAAAGTAATGCACATTACAGTTTCTTTTCCGTAGGAGAGAATATTATTAAGAACGTTGGTTTATTTGATGAATATATTTATCCTTCATATTTTGAAGATAACGATTTTAATGACAGAGTTGTAAATGCTGGATATGGAGATAATATTTTAATTCCAGGAATTGAAGTAAATGATAACGGTGGATCTCAAACAATAAAAAGCGATGGTCATTTTGCTTCAAGAAATAATTTTACATTTCAAAGAAATGGAGATTATTATCGTGAAAAAGTAGTCACTGGAGACTACACGCCCAAGGGATGGGATTTATCAAGAAGGAGAGAAAACGAATGGAACTAAAACAATTTTATGAATACACGGGTATTCCAACAGAAGAATCTATAAATGAATTTAAAGAAACATTTGAAAGGTTTGAATCTGATAAATCGTCTGCAAGACATAGTTATCATAATCTATATGCAGCTTTATTTGAAGATAGATCTAAAGTTAATGATGTTTTAGAAGTAGGAGTTTATTATGGAGCTTCATTAAGAGCATGGAAAGTTTTATTTGAAAATGCACATATTGTAGGACTAGATAATAATACAAATCATTTATTTCAAGAAGATAGAATTAGAACACTTTATGCTGATCAAAATTCATTTCCTTCTTTTGATTATGTTTATCACATTTTAAAAAATCAAACATATGAAATGATTGTTGATGATGGTTCGCACTATTGGCATAATATAGTTGATACATTAAATAAAACTATGAAATGGGTAAATCCAGGTGGATGGTATATTGTCGAGGATATTAGATTAGAATATGAAGAAATGGCAAAAGAGTTTGCTGAAAGTATTGAAAAAAATACTGGATTTAAAACATTTTTAATTAATATGAATGACGCATTAGATCCAGACCCACAGGGTATATTTGATAACATTGTTTTGGCGGTGCATAAAGTAAAATGAAAGTATTAATTACAGGCGTAGCGGGATTTATAGGTAGCCACCTTGCAGATGAATTTCTAAAGCGTGGGTATGAAGTTTATGGAATTGATAATCTTATTGGCGGATATGAAGACAATGTTCCAGCAGGAGTAACTTGGTGGAATGCAGACCTTGGAGATTTTGATGCAGTAGCACCAATGTTTGAAGGAATTGATTTAGTTGTTCATACTGCTTGTACTGCTTATGAAGGGTTGTCAGTTTTTAGTCCCGCACTTGTAACAAGAAATACTTCACATATTGCAACCGTTGCAGTATCAGCATCAATCAAAGCGGGAGTCAAAAAGTTTGTACACATGTCATCAATGGCTAGATATGGAACACAGGATATAGTTCCATTTACAGAAGACATGACTCCAAAACCACAAGATCCATATGGTATTGCAAAATATGCTACTGAGTTATTAATTAAAAATTTATGTGAAACACATGGAATGGATTATGTGATTCTTGTTCCACATAACATTATTGGACCACGCCAAAAATATGATGACCCATTTAGAAATGTTGCATCTATTATGATTAATAGAATGTTGCAGGGAAAACAACCTATTATTTATGGTGATGGAAGCCAAATGAGATGCTTTTCATTTATGCAGGATGTTATTGATCCATTAATGATTGCATGTGAAACTGATGTTGCAAATGGCAAAGTTGTGAATATTGGTCCAGATGAATCATTTGTAACAATCAATCAGTTAGCTGAAATTATTGCTTCAATTTTACAAATGGACCTAGAGCCAATTTATATGCCAGGAAGACCACAAGAAGTTAAGCATGCTAATTGTAGTGCTGATCTTGCTAGAAAGTTATTGGGATATGAAACTAAGACAACATTGGCTCAAGGACTTATTCAATTAGTTGATTATATAATGATGCGTGGACCTAAAGAGTTTAACTATCATTTACCATTAGAATTTATAACAGATAAAACCCCCAGAACTTGGGTAGACAGATTAATGTAAAAGGAGTATAATTAAGTATGCCAACATATGAATATAAGTGCGTTGATTGTGATATTAATGTAGAGATTCCAAAGTCTTTTACACAAGCTGATACGCCCGAACTATGCGAAAAATGCGGGGAAGCAATGGTAAAACAATACAGTTCTTTTGGAATTCAATTTAAGGGATCTGGCTTTTATAGCACAGATAATGGTAGATAATGGATAATGTAATAGAACTATCTGATCATTTTGAACAGATGAATAAGGTTGTTGCTGAATTTATTAAAGGCAATAATCCAAATCAAATTGCAAAGCAATTAGCACTTAAACCTGCTCAGGTTACACAATTATTAAACAATTGGCGTGAACTTATACAAGGTGATTCTGGAATTAAAGAAAGAGCCAGAGAAGCACTTGGAGCAGCAGATCAACATTATTCTATGATTATCAATGAAGCTTGGAATACAGTTCATCAAGCAGATGCACAGGATGCCTTAAATGTTAAAGCTCAGTCTTTAAAACTTATTGCAGATGTTGAACAAAAAAGAATTGATATGCTACAAAAAGCGGGAGTTCTTGAAAAGAATGATATGGCTGATGCTATATTAGAAACAGAAAGAAAGCAAGAAGTTTTAGTTGGAATATTAAGAGATGTTACATCATCTTGTCCTAAATGTAAGCAAGAGGTAGCGACTAGACTTTCACAGGTAACTAATAAAGTAGAGGTTATATCAGTTGACTGATTTTAGTGATTTTTTAGAAGCACTTGAAGAAGATGCTTTTGAAGAAGTTCCAGTTAGTATTGAAGAGTTTGTTACTTCAAAAGACTATCTTGGCCTGCCCCCACTTTCTAGTTATCAATATCAAATGATCAAAGCGTCAACTCAAATTTATAAACAAGAAACTTTAATTAAACTTTATGGAGAAGAAGAAGGCGAAAAACGCTGGAAGCAAACTTGCAATGAAGTTATTTTTCAATTAGGTAAGGGTTCTGGAAAAGACTATACATCAACAATTGCTTGTTCATATGTAGTTTATTTGTTATTATGTTTAAAAGATCCAGCAAGATATTATGGCAAACCCCCTGGAGATGCTATTGATATTATTAACGTTGCTGTTAACGCAGTGCAGGCACAACAAGTTTTTTTTAAAGGTTTTAAACAACGCATAACAAAATGCCCTTGGTTTATTGGAAAATATAATGAAAAAGTTGGCAGCGTGGAATTTCTTAAAAGTGTTACTGTTCACTCAGGTCACTCACAAAGGGAATCCTGGGAAGGATATAACCTTTTATTTGCAGTTCTTGATGAAATTTCAGGCTTTGATCTAGATTCTACTAGCGGTAACGAACAGGCTAAAACTGCTTCAGCTATCTATAAAATGTTTAGAGGCTCAGTAGATTCTCGTTTTCCACAATTTGGAAAACTTATTCTGCTTTCGTTCCCACGTTTTAAGAATGACTATATTCAACAAAGATACAATGAAGTTATTGCTGATAAAGAAGTTGTAATTAGAACTCATACATTTAAAGTTGATGAGGATTTGCCAGATGGAACTGAAGGAAATGAATTTTCTATTGAATGGGAAGAAGATCACATCATTTCATATGCTGAACCTAAAGTGTTTGCATTAAAAAGACCTACATGGGAAATTAATCCAACAATCAAAATTAATGATTTGGCATCTAATTTTTATAGAGATCAAATAGATGCATTGTCTCGTTTTGCATGTATGCCACCTGAAGCAATTGATGCTTTGTTTACATCCCGTGAAAAAGTAGAAAAAGCATTTAATAATTTAAATATTGCAGTTGATGAAACAGGACAATTCAAGGAATGGTTCCAGCCAGAAGAAGGAAAATTTTATTATATTCACGTTGACTTAGCTCAAAAGCATGACCATTGTGCAGTTTCTTTAGCTCATGTTGATAAATGGGTAACTATGAAAATGGCGGGAGCGTACACAAATGCTCAACCATATGTAATTGTAGATGCAGTTAGATATTGGACACCAACAAAAGAAAGAACAGTTGATTTTACAGAAGTCAAAAATTATATAATTAGTCTTAAACAGCGTGGATTTAACATTAAAAGAGTTACATTTGACCGTTGGAATTCATTTGATATGATGGAGCAATTAAAGTCTTATGGTATGAATTGTGAGATATTGTCTGTAGCCAAAAAGCATTATGAAGACATGCTGCTTAGTGTTATGGAAGAAAGAGTGTCTGGACCTAGACTTAATTTATTAATTGATGAGTTACTTGAATTAAGAATTGTTAAAAGGGATAAAGTGGACCACCCACGCAAGGGTTCTAAAGACTTGGCGGATGCTACTTGCGGAGCAATTTATAATGCGATATCATTAACACCTAAAGGAGATTCAGAAGTTCAAATTTATTCATATGATCAATATGAAGATGATTTGATAAATGAAATAAAGGCGGGACATGAGAATGATGGTTTAATTAGAAGACCTTCAAAATCAGGCATGCCATCCTCTATTAGGGATTATCTTGGACTTGAAGAAGAACAAGATGGCGAAATTACATATGTAGACAACTTTACGATAATTTAGGGATAATATGAAATGGTTTAAGTTACTATTCAGTAATAAAACTGAAATAGATTATGAGGCTTTATATCATGATTCTCAGCAAAAAATAAGCTGGTACATGAGTTCCCTAGAGACAAAACAAATACAATGTGATAGAATAGAATCTATTGCCTCAGAGTTGAGACAAGAAAATATAAAACTAAAAACGGAATTAGATTCTCTAAAAAAGAATCTGTTAGATTTGCCTAAAATATTAGGTAAAAACCTAGGAAAATAACCTAACAACGAAAAGGATAAAATGAAAACAACAAAGAAGATCGCAATTGCTACCGCTGCAGCTCTAGCAATGTTTGGCATCTCAGCAGTTGCAAATGCAGCACCACTTGCAGTAACAGTAAATAGTGTCGCTAATGCAACAACATCTGCAGCTCCTGCAACAGTAGCAGTCCCATCAACAAATGTAATTGATGCTGGGCATACTGTAGCACTTTCTGCAACCGCAGATACAGGTACAGTAGTTACCTTTGCTGGAACAGGTGTAAAGCTTGTATCAGCACTTAATACAGTAGCAACTCCAGTTACAGTTGCAAGTGGAGTCAATTCCATTGTTGCAACATCTGCAGGAGCAGCAATTACTGTTTATGCTTATACAACAAGCACATCAGTAGGATCAGTAACTATTACAAATGGTTCTTATTCAACAATTGTTTATGTTGCAGGTATTGCAGCATCAGCATCTAAGGTTTCTGTATGGGGACCAGCATCCGTAGCAGTTGGTACAGTTCCAACAATTTCTGTGTCAGCAACTGACGTATTTAATAATCCAGTAGGTTCAGAAAATGTTACTGTAACACTTATTGGTTCAACATTTACTGATGGTTCAATTACTAAAGTTGTACAGACAGCAGCAGCAACAAACGCTGCAACTGGTGCAGTACTTGGTGTAGGAACTGCAACATTGGCTACAGCAGTAGCAGGAGATGTTACAGCAGTTGCAACAGGTGCAAATTCAGCAGTTGCAATTACTGGACTTGATGCTCCAATTAAATCTGCTATTGCAAAGTTTACTGTTTCAGATTTGAATGCAGTAATTACTGGTTTAAAGGCAGATCTTGCAGCAGCAAATACAGCACTTGCTAAAGCACAAGCAGATCTTGCAACCGAAAAGGCTGCACATGCAGCAGATTTAAAGTCTGCTTCAGATGCAAAGGCTACATCAGACAAATCACTTGCAGATGCAACAACTGCTTCAAAGGCAGATTACAATGTACTAGTTGCAAAGTATAATGCACTTGCAAAGAATTATGTATCAAAGGCTAAGAAGTATAAGTTCTCAGCAAATGTAACATTGGAATCAAACAAGTAATTTGTTAATTCAAAACCAAAAAGGAGCGG